CTCACTTTTCATATTTTTTATTTTGATATAACATCCAGCTTTTAATTCGGCCATGTTTACATCCTCCTTATTCGTGTTATATTAATCACTCTAAAAGCAATAAATATCAACTTGAAAGTAAAATAAAAGAGCAGCATTTTACACTACTCTCACATAAGCCAAGATTTACCTTGATTATTATTCAGTTTTTCAAAATTTCAGAATTTCAAAAATTCTGGGCCACGCATATCTGAGGTGGGGCCGAACGGTACTTTAGCAACTGCTCGATTTTTTGACTGGGGGGGATTAATCTTGTACTTCTTTTTCAAAGACAACTACACATGCACCAAGCCAGTCGCTAAAATCATATTTAACAAGACGCCACCCATCTTTAGAACGTTGTTCTAAAAGTTCCTGCAATTTATTTGTTAAATTTTTCTTGCTAAGGCCATAAGAAATAGTATCTGTTTGATATTTATATTTCATGTTTTCACCAACTTTCTTTTTGAAAATTATACCATGAAATCTACTTTTTTACCATATTACCATCTTCATCAAACTTATATTCTTTTTTATCTGTAAAACGTTCGTGTTCCTTGTTGTGACATTCTTTACAAAGCAATAAAAGATTATTTTGGTTGATACTAATTTCAGGATTATCTACATTTTCAGGAGTTAAGTGAATGATGTGGTGCACTTCAGTACCAACATCACCACACCTTTCACATCTACCACCAGCTGAAGCTATCTTCATAGCTCTAGCAATTTTCCAATTATCACTTTTGTAGAACTTCCTTATTTTATCGTACTCGCTTGGCATATTTTTGTTTGAAATAGGCTTTTAAAATGTATGCCTTATTCGTTCTTTCCCAAGGAACACGAATATCACTTCTTCCAATGTGACCGTACTTAGCTAAATCATAATAACTTATATCATCATTTAGAATTTCAGTTCTGATTGCTTTTGGTGTGAAGTTAAAAAATTTAAGTACCGCTTCTTTGATTTGGTCATTGGTATATTTACTTGTTCCAAAGGTTTCAATGTTAACCGCTACTGGTTTGGCTACACCAATTGCATAAGCAACTTGAACTTCACATTTTCTTGCAAGCCCAGCAGCAACTACATTCTTTGCAACATACCTAGCATAATAAGCAGCACATCTATCAACTTTCGTTGGATCTTTACCAGAAAAGGCTCCTCCACCATGTCGGCCAACTCCACCATAAGTATCACAGATAATCTTTCTACCAGTCAAACCTGAATCAGCATAAGGTCCGCCTTTTACAAATTCACCTGTAGGATTAATTAATACTTTTGTTTCTTCTGTTACTAACCAACTAGGAATAACCTTTTTTAAACATTCTTCTATGATAAAGGAAGTGTAAAAATCTCTATCAACTTTTGGCTGTGTTTGTTGTGAAACAATAATTGTTGTTACTTTTACTGGATTATCAAATCCATCATAAGCAATTGATACTTGGCATTTGCCATCTGAACCAAATAATTCAGGGATTTGATTAGTTAGTTCATCCATTTTAATTGCTATTTTTCTAGCTAGAACTATTGGAAGAGGCATAAGTTCTTTTGATTCAGAAGTTGCAAAGCCATACATAATTCCTTGATCACCAGCTCCATCCTTATCTACTCCTAAAGCAATATCAGGACTTTGCTTTGAAATTTCAATAACAAATTCAACGTCATCAAGATTTCCATATCCTAAGTCTTTAAGAACTGATAGAGCAACGTTTTTATAACAAATATTAGCATTTGTAGTAACCTCTCCAGCTAAAACAATTAAATTATTTTTAATCAATGTTTCAACTGCAACTCTACTTTTTTTATCTTGAGCCAAACATTCATCTAAAATACGATCACTTATTTGATCAGCTATTTTATCAGGATGTCCTCTAAATACGCATTCACTTGTAATTATTTTCATAATTTCCTCCATTTTTTACTTAATTTTTCAAATTTTAATACATTTAAATTGTTTCAAAATCGATGTGATAATCAGAGATATCTTTAAGAGCTATAGTTTCACCATTTCTTAAAAGGTAGCAGTTATCGTAACTTTGGACGAACCTTAAGTATCTCTTAACTATCACATCGACATATTTTTCATCAAGTTCCATAAGCATTGCACATCTATCGATTTGCTCGGAAGCTATCATTGTTGAACCAGAGCCACCAAATAAATCTAGGACTAATTCACCTTTTTTACTTGAATTTTTAATTGCTCTACCGACAAGTTCAAGTGGCTTCATTGTTGGATGTAAATCATTAACATTTGGTTTGTTATATTCCCAAATAGTATCTTGTGAACGGTCATCTATAAAATAATGACCAGCTCCTTCTTTCCATCCATATAGAATTGGCTCATGACGCCAATGATAATCTTGACGACCAAGAACTAAAGAATTTTTAACCCATATCAAACATTCAGCTAATTTGAAACCTGCATTAATAAAAGCAGTTCTAAAATTCAAACCTTCAGTATCAGCATGGCAACAATAGATAGCTCCACCATTTTTACAATGAAGTGCCATGTTATCAAATGCCTTTTGTAAGAATTCTTTAAAATCAGCATCTGATTGTTTATCATTTTGAATTTTCATTTTTGAGCCATTGTCATCAACTCCACCTTCATAATCAACGTTATAAGGAGGATCAGTGAAAATCATATCAGCTAACTTTCCATCAGTTAATTTATCAACATCTTCTTTGATTGTCGAATCACCACACATTAACCTGTGTTTATCTAAGATAAAAACATCACCTTTTTTAGAATACGGATTAACTGGTAATTCTTCCTCTTCATCAAATTCATCTTCAAGTACATCTCTTTCAAGTGAGTTTTCTAAATCTTCAAATCCAAATTGAAGCATGTCCATATCGATTTGTTTTAATTCTTCAGCAAGTTTATCCATATCCCATTCAGCTAATTCACTGACTTTGTTATCAGCTAAACGAAATGCTTTTATTTGTTCTTCATTTAAATCATCAGCAACAATACAAGGAACTTCAGTCATTCCTAATTTCTTACTTGCCTTAACTCTTGTGTGGCCACAAACTACCACATTGTTTTTATCAATGATGATTGGAACCTTAAAACCAAATGAATTAATCGAAGCAGCAACAGCATCTACTGCTCCATCATTGTTTCTAGGGTTATTTTCATAAAGTATCAAATCATCAATATTCATCTGAATCAAATTCAGTTTGTTGTTTATTTTGTTCATTTTCCCAGACCTCCTTAGCTTGTTCTAGTTTCTTTTCAGCTAGCATTATCTCTTCATAACGCTCACTAAACTCTTTACCGAATTTCTTAGTTAGCAAATAAACAATAGATTTATAATCTGGTGGAACTTGCTTTTTAGTTCTATGAATTTTCCTCTTTTGTTTTTCACCTTTACCAGCATCTTCGATAAATTGTTCTTCTTCAACAATCTCAAAACCTAATGCTTTTTTAACCATTGCATTTACTAACTTATTTTTTAAATCCAGTTTTGCATCATCCATCATCTTTTGTAGCTCAGGATGTTTCTTCTTTAAATTTGAGAAGCAAACTTCAGTGATACCAAGATATTCACACATTTCTCTTTGAGTTACTAAATTTGAAGCACACTCTTTGATGAAAGCTAAAACTTTATTCAGTTCACCATTTTGTTCCCAAGTTTCATAAATATCTTTACGTTTCATTGAAATCACCTTCTTCCTTCTAAGCATGAAAAAAGGCCAGCAGATGTTATTCTGTTGACCTCTATTTCTATAGCTTTTGCCAATTATAATTATATCACACTTTAAGAAAGGCACAATGTGACAGAGAGTGACATTGAGTGACAGAGCGTGTCAACATTTTAATTATTATTAGATTTCATCGTTTTTGTGTATATTTTCAAGCAAGACACCTTAAGACCACAATGTCTTTTCCACAAGACTTCACTAAAAGACAGTTGTCTAAGACCTTTTAGACACGAAGAATCTAGCGGTATTTCCTTCAAGACTGCAAAAATCTGGCCAATATTTGCAAAGTCTTGTTGCCTTTTTCAAAGTCTCGCCCTGTCTCGTTCAAAAATCCAAGAGGAAGACATCCACGTCTTTTGTCGTCTTATACACAAAATTTAAGGGAAGACTAGTGTCTAGACATCAATTATTTTGCGTATCTTGATCATCTAGCTTCAACAATTCTAAAGCTGCATCATGCCATCTAATAGCGGTTCTTTTTGAAACAAATATTGTTGAGGCAATTACATCCCAATTTTCACCTTCAATATAGCGTTTAACGAGAATGGTTTTAAAATCCTCATTTTCTAATTCTTCAATTATTAATAGTGCTTGGCTTTTAATATTTTTGAGCTTTTCTTCTAAAGATTTAATTTTCTCATCAATTTCTATTTTCTTATAAATCCATTTAACGAAAGTTGCATCTGTATTTCTATTCGGATTAGATCCTATCTTTTCACCATAAGAAGGTCCTGGTATAGAAAGACTCATTCTGTCATATTCTTCTGAACGTAACTTCATACAGTAAATTTTGTGTTCAAGTTTTTTTATCTGCATCAAATATTCTTTAGCATCCATATCAACTGGCCTCCTTAAATTTATTTAACTGATTAATTTCAATTGAGATGCCTGTAGGTTCATCTGACCAAACCTTCTCAACAAACTCACATACCACTTGAGCATCATCATTCCAGAAATCAAGTTCAGTCATACAATCCTTTAGCATCTTCTCTAAATTATCAGTATCAGGTTTTGTTACACGCCATTCAAAATGCTTATGCCTTGTTCCCTTTGGAAAGTACCAGCTGACTTTTAATTCAAGCGGTCCATCTAAAGGATCATCAGGTTTAAATGGTCTTAAGTGTTTAATAATTTCGTCTTTTGCCTTTTTTACATTTTCAGGTGTATACACGTAAGGCTTACCATGTATAATCCCTATCTTTTTCATTTGAGCAGTCGTTGTTGGCGGATCTAGTAGTAAAAACATTTTCATGTTGTCCCACCTTCTTTTTTTCTTTTTTTCTCTCCGCTTAGTTTGAGTTTGGAAGAAGAGTTACACATGGCACTGGCAATTTTAAAGCCAGTGTTATGTGCTCTTCTTTCAAACGTCTCTGTCCTTATTTTTTGGTTCATTTTTGCTTGTGACATTTGTTACATATATATAAGCGGATGTCCCAGTGTCCCAGAAGGCTATTTCACCTCCTCAATTTTGACACGTTTTATAACTCCATCTTCGATAATAAAATCGTCAGGAATTTCCTTTACAGCTCTATAAATCCATTTGCGTTTTGATTGAACCTTATCCTTATCTTCAGCTAAATATTCAGCAACATCCATCACTTTACATTCATTTTCACCCATTGCAACGATATTAAAAGCATCTTCAATAATACCCAATTTCTCATCAGGCGTTTTAGCTGAGCCATCCTTATATTGTTTTAAATTAGCTCTAGGATCACCTCGTGATAACATCTTCTTTACAGCATCAGTATGATCTATTGAATGAAGCGGATATTTAAACCAAATATTCCTTGTTGGCGGTTCAGCAAAATCACGAGTAACAAATTGCATACGCCAAGCCGAATCTGTATATGAATCACATATTTCAGGCTTTTGTTCTTCTGGTATTTCTACTTCAATAAGGTCAACAATAGCGTCAGGATCACGAGCAAACACACCAGAACCTGAAGCTCTATCTTGAGCTGACTTTCCACCTTGAGCACCTTTACTATGATGATGTGCATAAATTACACTTGCTCCAGTTTCATCAGCAATTCGGTCGAACTGATTACAAAAGTAACCCATTTCTGAAGCGTTGTTTTCATCACCAGTAATAACCTTATAAATCGGATCTATAATAATGCAGTCAAATTCTTTACCTTTAGTTCTTCTTACGAGCTTCGGTACTAACTTATCAAGAGGCATAGCATGTCCACGTAAATTCCAAACAGACAAAGCACCTTTAGTAGGATTTTTAATCCCTAAAGCATCATAAATTTTAAAAATTCTATCAAAGCATGAAGGTCTATCAATTTCCAAATTTACATATAAAACGTTGCTTTTCTGACATTTAAAATTTAGGAAATCTAAGCCTTCTGATATTGCTATAGCAAGTTCAATTAGTAAAAAAGATTTACCTGATTTTGAAGCACCAGAAATAATCATTTTATGACCTTTACGAAGTAAACCACCAATCAATTCAGGTGCTAATGGTGGCCTATCATTAATCAAATCAGCAGGATATTCAATGCCAGCAAGCTCATCTTCTTCACCCTCTAAATAATCAAGCCAGTCATTCCAAGAAGTACGACCGATATTAGTAGCTAGTAAGGTTTGCTCTTTCCCATTTCTTGTAACTCCTGGCATTCTTGAAAGACGTGAAGGATTTTTATTTTGTTTATCAATTTTTAGTCCATGAGATTCCAAAAAGCCATATAAAGTTTCGACTCTTTTCCTGTATTCAATTAAATCAGGAGCATCAACATGAACTATGGCATGAAGTGACTTACCTCCACTATAAACTAGGCAAGCGATAGGAAGTTCGAACTTCTTATAAGCAGCTTCTTGTTCTTCTAGTGAACACTCATCACATTCAACTAAGGCATAATTAAACCTAATAACATTTTCATTTTTAACTCCACCATCAACAGGATTAAATCTAATCCAAGCACCACATTCTTCTTTCCAATCACCTAAAACAGCACCAATATCATCAGGATGCTTTTTCAAAAGTTCAATTAGCTCACCAGAAGTTCTATCATAAAACCCTTTTGAAGGATAATATTTAGTACCATCATTCCAAACATCATCAGTTACATAACCCACAAAATCACTAGGATCAAATAATGTTTCTAAGTACTTTATCAGCTGTTCTGAAGGTTTAAGTTCATTCTTTTTAGGGCTATCTAACCCATCATATTCAATTTCATCATTCCAATCTAAGCACATATTCTTACCATTAAAATGAGGAGATAAATACCCATTATCTTTAGCAAGTTGAATAATAGTAGCTCCAGTAATTGGTGTTGATGAACCATTAAAAGACTGCCATTTCCTTTCACATTCCCCATCTCTATATCTTGAATCAGCACGTGACCAATTGTCCCACACATTACAAGAAAAGCCCTCATCCTTGAGAGCCATTCCAACCTGTATCCAAGTTGTGTAATCTAAGGATGAAGGGTTTATATAATCAAGTGCATCTAAAATATTTTGTTTATCCATGAAAATCCTCCTATGGTTGATAAGATTTAGGATCTATTCCTCTTGGTAAATACCAGTTATTATTTGAAATTCTAGTAATCATCTTACTTGCAGCTTCAAAGGTCCAAAGTCCAACATGAAGGAATCCATATCTTTCTAAAAATCTTATTTGTTTTGGTGTAGCTAATCCTTCAATTTGTCTATTTTTAAGTTTTTCAATTAATAAACTAGCCATTCCAGCACAAGTTACGCTTTCAGGATAAATACCATGCTTTTCTAAATATTCTAATTGTTTATCAGAAGCAGGAGCCATTTCCCAAGTAAATGTAGGTTCATAATCCGCTAAATCGTCAGCAGCAATTGAAAAAGCATATTGAATAGGGTCCACTAGCTTTTGTTTCTTTTTACGCATTGATTCAAGTTCACGAGCAAGTGCCTCTTCTCTTTCTTTTACAATTTCTGATTCGGACTCAGTTTCAGCTTCGATTAAATCAATACCAGATTCTTTATCTTGCATTTTCTTATCGATTCTAGCCGCCACTTCTTCATCTTTTGCAATTAAAGCAGAAGGCTTACAAAGGTCATGTCGTTCAGTCATCCATAGAAAATCTAAAAGTAATAATTCTTTTTTACCTGTTTCTGGACTAAGCCTCATACCTCGTCCTACCATTTGTTGATATAAGGAACGAACACGAGTAGGCCTTAAAACAATAACGCAATCAACCGCTGGACAATCCCAACCTTCTGTTAAAAGCATTGAATTACATAAAACGTCATATTCACCTTTTTCAAAGTCTTCTAATACTTCTTTCCTGTCATTACTCTTCCCATTTACTTCAGCTGCTCTTAAGCCATGCAAATTAAGTAATTCACAGAATTTTTGTGAAGTTTTAACTAAAGGTAAGAAAACAACTGTCTTTCTACCCTTACAATAATTAAGCATTTCTAAAACGATTTGATTTAAATAAGGTTCAAGTGCATCACCAATTTCACCAACTGCATAATCACCATTTGATAAGCCAACATTAGAAATATTTAATTCAAGTGGAATCATCTGAGCTTTTATAGGACTAAGATACCCATCCTTTATTGCTTGTCTCATTGTGTATTCATAAGCCTTACACTCAAAGAACTGACCTAAATTTCTTTGATCAGCTCTATCAGGTGTCGCTGTTACGCCTAGTACTTTGGCACTATCGAAATGCTCTAAAACTCTTTGATAAGAATCAGACATTGCATGATGGACTTCATCAATAACAATTGTTTTAAAATAATCTTTAGGAAATTTATTTAATCTACTGACTTGTGAAAGTGATTGAACTGATGCAACTGTTACAGGGAATATTGAATTTAGTGATGAAGACTCAGCCTTTTCTAAAACCGAGTCAACGCCATTATTTCTTTTCAACTTATCCGCTGCCTGTTCTAACAATTCACCACGATGAGCAATAATTAAAGCTCTTGAACCATCACTAATTTGATCTTTTATTACTTGAGAAAAACACACAGTCTTTCCTGTACCTGTTGGAAGAACCAATAAAACATTCTTTCTTCCATCGTCCCATTCCTTATGAATAGCCTTAACTGCTTCTTGTTGATATGGTCTTAACATCAGGCATCACCTCTTTAAAATGGGAGATCCTTGTCATCAATATCAACAGAGAAATACTTAGGATCATAATCGATGAACTTATCTAAATCATTTATTACCTTTTCTTCACCAGCTTGATTGGTATATTTTCTTTGTTTGAAGTGAGCACGACCAACAGAGCCAATAACCTTATTCCAATTCATAACAAGTTTTTCGCCATGCTTCTTTTGACCGATAGATCTAAAAAATGCTGATATCTTCCATTCAACTGAACGATAAAGTAATAAATCAAATTTGATACTTGCTACACCATCTGCAGTATCTACTTGAACGGTTATAGTAGCTTTATTACAGGCAGGTATCTTTTGACCTCCTGTAAAGCGACCTCTTTCAAAGTTAGTAACTACATAGTTGTAGTCACCTTCTTCAAGTAATATAAATTCTTGACCATCAGATTCGATTGAATCATTCCAGTCCATTAAATTGTGATCTACTGGCATAATTATTTGGCCTCCTTATTTGCATTAATCATTTCTACAATTTTCTTAAAATTAGGAATAACCCAACGAGATAAGAAATCATCAGGATATTCATCAATTGATTTAGCTTCTGGATAATGACCTCTTGAAGCAACCACTTTAACAACATCCTCAACACTTACTTTCGCTTCAGCAATCATTCCGTTGATTTTACTTACTAGTAATCTTTCTTTCGGTTCTTCTTTTACCGCTTCAACAGCAGGCTTTGTTGGCCCAACGTCGTCGAATAAATGTGAAATCGAAGAATAATCCAAATCTAACTCTTCAGGCAAATTAAAGCGATTTTTAGCGTCCCAACAAGGATTATGAGTTGTGTACATCACTCGTTTACCACCACTTGCTTTTTTAGAATTATTTTCAGTTGTTATTACGAAAGTTTTATAGTTACAGAATAAGAGCATATCGCACCATTCTTTTATTAAAGGTGCTACTTGTTTAGATAGTTTCATTTCCCATCTATCGAATTGTCCTTGTTCTTCTGGTAATTCATATTTACGAGGTTTTCCATGAGCTATGATTACTGGATTAATTCCAACATCAATTAAACTATTTAGTAAAATTAGAAAATTACCATATTCCTCACCAACATATGTGTAACCTTTACCAAAACCAAAATCTTCAATATTGGCCTTTCTATATTTATTACAAATGAAATCAATACACATACTTTCTGCCCAGTCTGCTGTATCAATAACTAAAGTTTTACAAACCTCAGGTTGAGCTATAACTTCCTTAACTGTGTTTAGTAATTCGTCCCAATTTTTTATTTTGATACGACGAACGTTAAGTCTAGTTGTTCCACCTTCAGTATCTAAAAATAGTGGATTTGGCATTTTGGCAGCTAAGGAAGATTTACCAACTCCCTCAGCACCATAAATACAAATTTTTAATGGTGTCTTTTCAACACCTGTAACAATATTCAACATTATTTTTCTTCCTCCTTAGTTACATTAATTTCTTCTCTTGGATCATTATCAGGAACTAATGAAATAGCCCCTTCTTGCATTTCTAAATAAGGTGTAATCTTGTTCTTTTCTTTACCGAGTCTTTTATTTAGTTCAGTAATTCCTGCTAACTTTTTATTAGCATATGGATCAACACCAACTTCTTCACAAACCTTAATAACTGCAGCTTCATTAATTATCTTTCTTGAGCCTTTACCTCTAACAAGTTTTAAACCTGACCATTTATGACCATTAAGAGCTTTTTTAAGTGCAAAATCCTTTAAATCAGTACAATATTGAATAATCAAATCCAAATTAGGTAGTAGCTTTTCTATTTCTTCATCAGTTAATTTTTCTTTTGAAGTATCTATTTGATTTAATAATTCTGACCTTTTATTGCATAAGGCTGCACCAGCACAATATTTACAATAATCTCCTGGATGAGCTTCAGGATTAGGTTCTTTTGTTTTAGCTACTGCTGGAATTAAAATGTCTTTTTCAAAATTTAATAATTCTTCAAGAGACATCTCGAATTCATTAGTGTTATTAATAACTGGCTGATAAATACAAAGCCTTATCTTATTAACCTCAGGATAAATATCCTTGAACGTTTTGTAAAAATATAAAGCATATAAACCAAGCTGTGGATTAAATAAATTCATTTGGAAATCGTAAGCATACACAGGGCCCCTTCCAGTTTTTAAATCAACTACGGTTAAGGTATCACCTGCAATGATTCCACAATCCAAAGTTCCACCAGCATCAGAATCAAAATCCATATCTAGATGTTGTTCTACAACTACAAAAGGATCATGTCCGATTCTTTTCTTTTCAAATTCATAAAGGTTAACGACATAATCAGCATAGCCATTGGCAATAGACATCATTTCTTCATCAAACATGGTTGATTCTTTAATAATGTCATCAATTGTTCTGGCATCTTCATAATCAGTTAATTTTAAGGACTTACATATAAGAGCCGCTCCTATGTTATGGCATTCAGTTCCATAAATAGCTCTTTCATTTGGTTCATCAGTTCCTACTTCATTGAATTTGAGAGATAAGTAGCATTGAAGCCAAGTTTTACTTTTACTAGGTGAGTATTTGCTATGACCTGTTGGTGCTGGCATTTTGATTACCTCCCTTTTCAAAAATTTCAATTCCTGTTACAGAATCGCTCGGAGCGATGATCAAGACTTTTCTTTTACTATTAAATAATTTGTTAAATAGCTTTTTAGGAATAGACTCAGTCACGCTCTCAAGCACATTAGTGTTTCCACCAGATTGTTCCGCCACATTAATGCGGATGTTATGAGTTTTCGTTCTCATAAATTACCTCAAACTTTCTAGAAGGCTTATGTACTTTATCCTTCTGGGTCTAAGGCCGAACAACCAATAAAAAGTTAGGGTTAGCAAAATTTTTCTTTGATCTTTTTCTCTAAAGTTTTCACTCGCTCAGATACAGTACCTTTTGTTAGCCCAAGCATCTTACACATTTCACATTGCTTATAACCTTTAACAAATATAAGATCATATGTTTGTTGCATTGTTTCAGGTAATGTAGCTACAAATTCCCTAACTTCTACCATTTTTTCTTTTAACCAATTATCGCTATCAGCTTCTTTGGCAATTTGATATTGCAAGCGTGATTTATCCGAATCTTCATCGCCATTTGAGCCAAAGAAATCCAAACTTAAAATTCTTTCTGGATGATTGTATGGATTTAACTCCTGTGGTTGTTCAGGATGGTCCTTAGCCCATTGCTTTTTGTTTTCGATTCGTTTCTTTCTATTTTTTTCATCTTCACAATTGATGTATTTAAGGTTTGACCTTACTTCTGCATCGTCACTTAAATGAAGCTTTTTGATTGTTACATCAGTGATAGTTTCATCGATTACTACCGCACTACCTCCTGATGCATAAATTGTTGTTGACTTACCTGGTTCAATGATTACCTTGTCTCCGTTATCAAAATGATAAGTGTAAGTTTGCCTTTGGTTACTTGATGTTTTACGTGTTTTCAAAATAAAAATCCTCCGAATGTAAATTTCTTTACGAAACGGAGGTTAATTACCAGTAAGCTCGATTAGGACGCACTAAAAGAATGGTGTAAAAACACTCCATTTCGTTTATGTGCAGTCCACTCCCACAGCTTCCTGCATTTAGTTATTCATTTTTATGATTACTTGTTATGTGGGCCTGCAGTGATCAGCTGCAATAGCAAGAATTCAAAAGTCAAGAATATAAGTGACAAGAAAAAAAGATAAATAAAATTACTATGGCTTTATTCATATAAGGTATTAAAAGCTAATAACTTACACTCTTTCTTTTCCTGTTTTAATTTTACCTTAATGTGTACATGTCTTGAATAATGAAGAAATTTAATATTTATTGCCTAATACAATAAAAAAATGTAAAGATAAACAATAGATATTGACACAATTATGACAACAGTTTACAATATAAATATAAAGTTTACAAAATAACAACAATAGTTGACGGAGGACGTTTTATGATAAATTTAGATCAAGCAAAAGAAAACATTGGTAAAGTTATAAAGGTAGCTTTAGAAAGTAAAAATATGTCTCAAACTGAGCTTGCAAAACAAGTTGGATGCGATAAAACAGCAATTTCACATTATGTAAGTGGTGAAAGAGTACCTAAAATGGATGTTTTAATTTCTATTTGCAGTGTATTAGAAATTGACCTTAATAGTTTTTTTAATGGTGATTTTTCAAAAGCAAATAATATAGAAAATATACCTACTAATGAAAATGATATTCTATATGCAATCGCAGTTTTAATTAAAGCAAAAGTTTTAGATTATGATGAGCAAAGTGGCCAGTGGTGGTTTGGCAGTCAATATAATTCAATTTATCAATTTGCACATGAAATTTTAAATTTTATCAATTCAAAATATAGTAAATTGGATGAAATCTTATTAGACCTAATTAAAACTTATACGACATCCCTAGTTGAAGAAAAATTTGCAAGTTCCACTGATGGAGATTTACCTTTCTAAAATTTAAAATAACGACCTATCTCGATTGAGTTAAGTCGTTTTTTCTTATTTTGTTTTTCTTCTAATATAAGGCTTCGAAGTCAGTTCTTCTTTTTCCTGCTTCAAAGCCTAAGGAGGAAAAACTTATGACATTAAAAGAATGCTTGATTTCGTATGTTCAAGCAAAAAAGGCTTCTCTTAAGGAGTCAACATACGTAAGATATTCAAATCTTATCCAAAATCATTTAGATGAAGATAAAAGAAAAATCCCCATATCTGATTTGACAAATAAAATTATTCAAGAATATTGCGATTCTTTACTACAAAATAAAGTTTCCACAACAGTTATTCATGAAATGGTTTTGCTTATTAAGCTTTCATTAAAACGTGATGCAAAAATAAATAGCTATCAGCCCTTGTTTATTGATTTGGATTTACCTGCCAATAGTAAGAAAAAGAAAGTGACAATTCTAAGTAGAACTGATCAAAAATCCATTATGAATTATATTCTTAGTAACGATAACCAAAAGTATTGTGGGATTATCCTATCGTTAATGACAGGTTTGCGTATTGGTGAGTTATGTGCACTTAAATGGTCTGATATTGACCTAAAAAAGCGAATTATTGTTGTGAATAAAACTTTGCAAAGAATATGTGAAAAAGGAAAGAAATCAAAAATTACAATAACCACACCTAAAACAAGCAATAGTCTTAGAGAAATACCCATATCAAATACGCTATATGATTTTCTAATAAAATTAAAACCAGCAAAACGAGATATTTATTTTTTAACTTCTACTTCTGTTCCTACTGAACCAAGAAATTACAGAAAAATTTATTTAACACTTTTGAAAAAATTAAAAATAAATAAAACATCTTTTCATGCATTAAGACATACTTTTGCTACTAGGCTTATTGAAAACAAAGTTGATATTAAAACTGTATCGGAATTATTAGGACATGCATCTGTAAATATAACCATTTCCATATATGTACATAGTGAATTTAATACTAAGAGAAAGGCTGTTAAAACCTTAGATAACTTAATCCTCAAATAAAAACTATAAGGTACCAAAATTAAGATTCAAAGATTTTTCTAATGATTG